CATTTACACTAATCGTTGTAGATTTAGTACCATTATCATTATGAGGAACAGTATAATTTGTAGAATACAATGTTAATGAACTACCAGGATGTATTCTAAAGCTTGTATCACCACAGCTTTTGGTTTCATTATTAACTATTGAAGATACATTATAACTACCCCAAGTGTCGCTTGTTGAAGAAGATGATTTAGTAGCAATTACATCAACATATACTGTTGAAGAATTTGCCGAAGGTCCATTACTGCTTGAACTCCAATTTACTTTAAATGTTATATACTGGCTTGTTGAACCAGTTCTTGTTAAATTAAAACTTCCACTTGCCATGTTCTACCTCCTTAACCTACATAAAATATTCCTGTACCATCTTCATAATCTTCAATTCTAGACTTAGCTCCAATTGATAGATATTTGGTAACATTTATATTCTTTGTTCTTACTACACTTTCATTTAATGTTTCATCGTAACCAGCAAATAATAGTTCTTCTTCACTACTACCAGTTGCATCCATTACCTTCACACCAACTTCATTGAATTGACCTTTGGTTTTAGCATTAGTCTTTTCTATTGTTAAGCCGTTTTCATCAAATGTTCCTGATGTAGTACTAACCATAGTTACACTACCATCAGTTAATTTTGTATTTATTTCTGTTTTGGTATAAGTATCTGTTTGTAGTTGCCTTACACTATTTTCTAAGTCTACAAAGTCAGATGTAGGCATATAATTATCGAACTTAGTTAGTAATTCTTGATAGTCGTTATTTTGCCTTGTGGATACAGAACTAACTGTAGAAGATATTTCATTAACTGTCTGAGTTGTCTGTGATTGTTGCTGTTGAAGCACGCCGATTGTTTCGCCTTGCTCGTTTACCAATGTTGTTGTATTAGTCATTGTTGTACTTAACTCATCAACATCATCACGAATTTCGGTAACAGTTCCACTTAATATCGTTAAGTTAGCACCAACTTGATTTGCAACTGTATCATCGGTATACTTAGTCGCTTTAATCCAATCGTTTGCTTCATATGTTTGTTCTTCGTCTTTTGTGGTTTGACAACGATATAATTCTTGATTATTAATCCATAAATCGCCAACATCATATGGTGGACTAGGTTGTGAAACGAATACTCTTCTTTTGCTATCAGCTGTATCTTGAGCTGCATTCGCTAAAGCAAGTGCTTGTGTAACATCGGTATCTTTAATTGAAATCCATGAATAAACATTATTTTCTAACGAAAATCTATAACCATATCCTGTATCTTTGTTGTAATATAAATCTCCCAAGTGATTATTTTTATCAGTAGTAGTTTCCCAACTTGATGCTGGAAAGTTATTTAGTGTTGGAACTCCAGAAGAAAACCAAGTAGTTATATTTCCATCTACTTGGTTTTGTATTTCTTCTAGATTTTGTGTTGTTGCTACTACAAAGTTATTTAATTCGTTTTCTACCTTTTTTAAATCTTTCTTTTGGAGTTCATAATTTTCTTTCAAATCATCTATGAGAGTTAAATTATATTTTCTTTCGAGGTCTTGGGCGGTCCTAACTCCATTCATGTCCTGTCTTATCATAATTAATACACTCTCCCATCTTTAACTTTAAAGCCTAACTTAGTTAATATCTGACTCTTCTCATCAACAGATAATTTTTGACTATTAATGTAATCTATAATTTGACTATTATAAGAATCAAATGAAGAATAATTCATTTTTATAAGCATTGCTTTCTGTGGAATAGACAGTTCAAGAGAATTAACATAATTTATTACTGCATTTTTTCTTTGGCTAGTGTTTGTATAGGTCTTTTTCACCTCATCTATTTTATTCTGATAATTTAAATATTTATCATAGTCAGTTATTTGAGTGATCAACTTGTATTTATCTGGGCTTTTATACGAATAATCTATTTCCTCTTTATTTAGGTAATAATCAGCAACAGTACCATTATCTTTGGTGTACATGTTTACCTTATTGTAAGCATCGCTCATTGGTACATTTAATACTTCTTCTTTTGCTTTGTTATAAGAATAACTTACTATTTTGTTGATAATATCAGCTTTTTCAGTGTCATTCATATTTTTATATTTGCTATCAGTTAATAATTCTTTGATGCTCTTTTCAATAATGTTTCCAGATACTTTTTGATATTTTGCTCTTTGATCTGAAGTCATAGATATTTTCTCACCATTCGAATTTACATAGTATGGTGCTACTCTTGGCATTATATCCGTTTCACCAGTAGATTTATATAATCTATATATCTCTTTAGCACTATTGCTTACATTTTCTGTGTTAACATTAGCCGGATTCAAGAATACATTAAATATGTTGTTTTTACCACCATATTTTTGTATATCTCTACCCATCGTATCAACAACAGGTGCTAGTGTCCTACTAACAAATGGTATTTTAGCTTTTATCTTATTCACTGCTGTTTCTAGAGGTTTATCGTATTCAAATGAAGTTCTTTGTGTTCCATCTATCATATCAGCAATTTGCTTTGAAAATGTAGGTACTGCTCTAGCTGGCAAATCTAAAATGGAATTAACTAATCCAGATACAAAACCTTCGTTATCCGTTAAAACATCGTTAATGCTTTGCAAGAAAGATTGCTCTAGTAAAATAGCACCAGCTGTATCTAATGAACCAACTATTCCTTCCATTAATGCCTGACCTTTATTATTTGAAGTAGCTATATTAGACATTATTGATAATGGAGCAGCTAATGGTTGAGCCCAATCATATGTAAATGATTTATTTCCTATCTTTATTGAATAAGAACTTATTCCTAAGGTATTCTTTAAGAAGTTTGCCACATCCTTGTCATCATCGCTTTTTCCGCTGGTTATTTTGGCTTTAGCGAGTGCATAACCAAGAATATATAACATTGTACCAGCAGTTGCTTTTCCTAAGTCCTGAACGAATTTATGCTGCATTTGTGATGTATATTGGCCATTAGTTAATGATCTTTTTAAAGTATTACCTTCACTAATTGCTTTTACCAAACCTAAAGGCGAATAATCAACTATTGCCTTAGTTAGGTTTGCTGGTGTTTTGGCAAATGGAATAAGAATATCTCCTAATCCATAGCCATTAATATTCAACTTATTTAAACCTTTTCTAACATTTAAAACAAATGATGTATAAGCATTATTATCATTCCAAGTTCTTTGAAGCGATTCTGCTCTTGCAATATCTATCATATCTTGTGTTATCTCTGTTGTATTATTAAGTACCATTTGATTCTGCAATGAATTTTCAAATGATGCTTGGCTGAACACTCTATCACCTACATCCATAACATAATTAAGAAGTGATTCTGTTCTGTTTAGTGCTCTACCTATTGCATTTTTATCGCTAAATGATTTTCCTTCACTTATTTCAAACCTATTGCCTTCCATGTCTTTGGTATTGATGCCTTTTCTATAATCATTTGTTGCTTCATAAGCACCTTGCTTCAAACCTTTTAATATGGCTTTAACATTCATATTTCCAGTAGTTCTAACTCCTGTCTTTTTAGCAATAATCTTATCCGCATAACTTGAGAACATATCGCCAAAGTAATTTATAGGAGCTATAAAAGCATTACCAGCAACATTTCTTACCTGTGTCTTGGGATTAAATAGCATTGATATTCTCATCCAAGATTTTACTTTAGCACCTTTTTCAGGTGGCAATTTATCAGTCATTAGTTTTTGGATTTCAGCAAGTTTTACTCTCTTATCATAGCCATCATCCATATCTCGAATTTCTTCCATATTGTCCATAATAAATTGTGTTTCTTCTGGCGTTAATACAAATTTTTCTCTGTTTTCATCTATCCATTCCCTAGTTTTGTTTTTAACCATCTTGTCATATGCTTCTGATAATTCAGATTGAGCATAATATACCATACCTTCTGGAGTTAATCTATTTAATATATTAAAGGCTTGAACAGTTTGACCTGCTTTAGTTCCTATCTCTCTCATTTTTTTAGCAACTTCTACCATTGATCTATTTAATTCATCTTTTTTAATAGTATCTGTTTCCTTCTGAGCAGCATCTTGATATTGTTTTAGTAATATCCATCCTTCTGCCACATCAACACTAGTTGCATTAGAACTATCTTTCTTTAACCAATTAAATGTTTCACTTTGACCGCCATCGTTTATTCTGTCAAATGCTTTTTCTAGACTTTCCTCATTTGCAACCTGTTTGTAGTAATTAACCTCTTTAGATGAAAGAATTGAACTTTTGCTTGAATCAGATAACATGTTTGTTTTCTTTTCAATATTACTAGCAAATTTACTTTCACCTTTTCCTGTTTCAACTTTTCTAGTTGGCAGTATTGGTGTAGTATTGGCATCTTCTAGAGTTAGTTTTGATATTTCATTAGGATTCATAACCTTTTTCAATTTGCTTTTTTCTATTGGAATTCTTTCACTTTCTTCTGGTTCTTCTTGGTTAGGCATATCAATACTTGCTTTAACAGTATCACCTATAGGAAGTTTTACTTCGTTTATTGTCTGACCAGTTCCTTCTCTCTTATAATGTTTATCTAAATATCTTTCCCACCTGCTGTTTTCTTGCGAATATCTTATATCGGCATCTTCAGTAGGATTCAAGTTATCTACTGCCTTAAACTGATTAGAATTAAATGTTACATATAAATTGTTTGCCTTTGTTCCTATCGCACTTTTTCCACCATAATCATATACATTTTTGATTATTACTCCATCATAATCAGTATTGCCATCTTTATTTGATGCTATAATTTCTTTTACCACATCATTAGTTGTTTTTGAAGTGCCCCATAGCCTTATCATTTCTGGTTTACTGAACCCTACACTAGCCGCTTGTGCTATTTCATTGCCAACTACTTCTGCACCATATATTTCGGCTCTAGTTTCAAACATATCTTCTAAATCGTTATCTAAATAACTACTATTTTCTGAAGATATTTGTTCTAGAAAATAACTTTCTGGCATGCGATACTTGTCAAACTCTTCATAAGCTGCATTACTTTTTTCATACAACTCTTTTAGGCTTACTGATTTTTTCTCTAATACTTTTTCTACCAAATTTACTTCGGGATATAAATCTTTTGTTTCAAGCTTTTTATTATAATTAGTATTTAGCCACTTTTTTACTTCATCTGGTATTTTAAAGTCATCTATAATAATTTTTGCTGTTTCTTTTCCAATTACCTTATATTCTTGTAGAACTTCTGCCAAACCATAGTAAGTATCTACTCCCAAACCCGCATCGTTTCCACTAACTATTAAATTTACTCTATCTGTGCCTAGCCTATCTAGCACTTTTTTCATAGGAGCGGTATTCTTATTTGTCTTTAAATATTCATCAGTTCCTTTTACAAACCTTTCCAATATGTTATATTTTGCTCGTAAATCAGCACTCTTTTCTTCACTTTGTCTATATAATCTTGTTAAATTATTTTTTATATCTTCTGGTACTCTTTCATCTAATTCATCAATAAAATCATTAGATTGTGAAACAACTTGATTCCAATTTCTTTTTTCTGCATCTACGATATAAGGGTTTGTTATATTAACATATCCTTCATATTGAAAATTTGCTTTTCTAGAAAGAGCCATACCATTTTTATTTCTAACAGTTCTATTATTAGCTAAATCTTCTTTTATGTTTTTAAATAAATCTAATTTATTTTCATATTTTCTTTTAGTAAGTATGTCACCATTTTGATTAGATAATTTTAATTTATATGTTCCATCTTCTTTTATTAATTCTGCTCTGTAATCATACTCTTCTTTTGGATTAAGACTATTATTATGATCAATTATCATTTTTTTGACTTCTTCTATTGTCTTTGGAACTTTTGTATCGGCCATTTTATATTTTTGGCCTGCATAACTACCAGACATATCTTTTGAATCAGTATAATAATTAACCACTTGGTCTCCAAATCTGTAATATTCAGTGCCTACTGGATTAAACTCATTAAATTGATAATCTTCATTTGTCATTGTGTGATATACAGTTACTAAGTTTCCATTTTCATCTCTTGCTTTACTATTTTTGAAATATCTTTGCTGATTTTTAGATAATTTTCTGCCTTGATTATCTGTTTGAAAATGTTTATCAATGTATTTGTCAAACTCCGCTGTTTCTTGGGAATACCTTGTGTCATCGCTGTTTGATTGCCTATTAATAACTTCCTTATCGTATTCTTCTGATCTTTCAATATATTCATCCATCTCTGACAAACTATCAATGCTTACTGGATTTATATCCACTTTTACGCCATCAATTACAAGTTGATTATTATCATCGTTAATTGTATTGAATATATAATCTTCAGATTCATTACCAATATAGAATACTACTGCATCTAAATCACTATCTGGATTAGCTGTTCCTCTTAATCTACTTCCATGAAGATATACTCCCATTATTTCATCAACATCAAAGCCATATTCGCTTGACATCTCATCAAACTTTTCATATACCGCATCTTCTACTTGTGATTTAGTTACATTCATGCCTTGAATTTCTGATGAATTTGATACCGAATCATTATATCGAAAACTAGATAGTCTATGCAATGAAGGAAGAGATTTCACATCATCTGGATAAAATAATTGGTCTGCTTTTACTTCATATTCATAAACCTTTCCACCATTTTGCTCTGCTACATTTTTTGCATATGATTTATCTGTAGTTACCCAATCGCCATCATTTAATTCATTGATGGGAGAAGCTCTATATATTTTGACCATTTCGTTTGGAGAATTAAGTATTTTCTTTAATTTGCTTAAATCACTATAATCTTGTTTTGATAAACCACCATTTGCTTCAATTACTTTTTCCTTTATCTCGTTTAAATCTAAATCAGTGATTTTATTAGCATTTTCTATTTGATGGCTACCCCTATAATCTTTTTTAGCAGAAGAAAAAGAACTATTATCTAGTTCTGGTGTATTATTTTGATTTTCTTGAATAGAATATTCAGTAGATATATCAGATTTGACATTATTGTCATTTTGTGGTATATTATTTGCCGATGAACCAGTAGGTCGATTCGGACTAGTTTCCGATATACCGCTGGTTCTTTTTATGTTGCTTACTTCGTAAAAATGTTTGTTACCATTTGAATCAATACCAATATTTACAGTTCCATTAAAACCTACACCACCTAATTTAAAATCAAAATCGTAATATTCCCACTTTGGATATTTTGAATTTGGTTTTGTTGGTGCTTTTTCACTATCTTTTTTAGCAATTTCCAATACATTCTTTAATTCCGGAGTTAATCGCATCTTTTCTTGGAAATTTGGAACTTTCTTTCCTGGATTTGTATATTTATTAGCTGATTTGCTATCAATTATTACCTTGTCATTTTGTGCAAGTGTCGTTTCCCCTTTTAAATAATCGTTAATATACATCTTTGCTATTTTGTTATAATCTTTCGGATTTATGCCTTCAAATATATCCTGGTCAGTATCTATTTCTACATATTTATTTCCCGCTTCATCGGTTTGAATACTAAATCTCGTATCAGACATATTATTAGCTCGTTTATACTCTTCTCTATATGCCTTATCAAATTTGTTTTTAATATCTTCCCAGAATAATCTTTCGTTTTTATATCCTACCAATCCATTTAGCTTATTTAGTTTGTCTATAACGAAATTGTATATTCTTCTTGCAAGTGAAGGCTCTTCATGAACCAATCTATTAATATATTCTTGATTTCCTAATTTCCGAGCTAAAATATTTGCAGCTACTTCTTCATCGATTATAGCATTGAACTCAGCACTATTTCTATCCATTTCTGGATATACTCTAGCATAGGCATCAGCTAAAGCTTGCCTTGCTTTCGCAAAATCATCATATCTTTCGTTGAATGTACGAATTAACTTATTCATATCTGTTGCATTTCTGCCACTAAATAGATCATGATATAATTCATGTACTGCTGTTTCTTGTATTAATTGTTTATTACCTGCTACTGGATTAAGGACAACTTGTCTAATCCTATTACCATCAATATCTGTCGAAGTTTTATATAAACCATACTGTGTTGTATTAAGTGGACTAAAGCTTGCCTTGATACCTCTTAATTTGAACATTCTGTCAATATCTTGAATTGGTTTCAAATCTGGATTTATTCCGTTTGCTTTAGCACTTTCTAAGAAAGTTAATTCCCTTGTAGGTAATATTTCGCTATTGAAACTAGCCTTTATTGAATCTCCTATTGGCAAATTTGTAGAATTATCTGCTACTACATTACCATTAATATTTTCTCCTACAGGCAAAATAGGATTATTTCCTTTCTGCGTTGCTTCTCTATTAACAATATCATTTACTGTTGGAATCCTTGTTGGATTATTATTTTGATTAGCATTATTCTCTGAAATTTGACTTTGCAACTGTGTAATTTGTTGTTGCAATTCTATCATTCTTTGTTCTTGCTCTTGAGTTATTTTATTTTGATTTTTTAACTCTTCATATTCCTCATATTCAGTAATCAAACTTTCTAATTCTGATGCCTGACTATCATTGATGTTAATATTACCATTTTTTGCATCATTAATGCTTTGTATCAAATTATCAATTGCATTAATTGTTTCTTTATCATCGGTATCTTTTTTTGTATCTTCAAGTTCAGAAGTTAATATTTCATATACATTCTCATTATCCACATTTGTATCTTCACCTGTTAGAGTACCTATTGTACCACCAGTGATGGCTCCGACTAATGCTGAATAAATAGCATCACTAAGAACATCTTTATTTGTGAAAACGGATGTATAATCTTTGATATTTTTAGACTTTTTTAATATTGCTATTTTAGACAAATTATCTAAGTATTCCTGAATAAATTCTTCTGTTGCCTCACTGCCTGCATTTGCAAGAACATTAGCAAGTTTAGGTTTGTTAAGAATCTTATTAAAAACTTTATTAAGTAATTCTTCATAACCACTACTTTTTCCACCAGTTAAGCCTTTAGTAGCACTACCTAATAATTTACCAGTAAGATATTCAAAACCAGTATTAACAGCACCGTATGCAATAGCACTACCACTATCATATCCTTCTTGCATAGCACTATTGGTTCCATCTATAAACATTTTACTCCAATATAGACCAGTACCGGTTCCAGGAAGAACTTGATTCATTAATGTTGAAGCACCGATTTTACCCATTTCATAGCCAGCACTACCAAGTAGTTTTCCTATTTTAGTGTCATAGCTTTTTTGTGTCTTCTCTTGTTTCAACTCTGTTTGATTTGGTAAATAGTATGTATTCCCATTTTCATTAACCAAGCCACCAGAAATATCGAAGATGCTTTTAGCACCTCCGACTACTGTTCCCAGTGTTTTATCAAACCAACCAATTTTATCGTTATCAACAACTGATTTATCATAATCATATTTTGCATAACCAACCTTATTAGATTGTTCTGTCAATTCCTTTTGTTTTGCTTTATATTCATCACTCTTTTTTATCGTTTGAAATACATTTTCAATTTCCTTATTTTTTTGGAGAGGGTTATTATATACTTCAAATTTCTTATTTCTTGTTATTTCCGTTTGTTGTTGGGTTGGCAAAATATTTCTTTGAGTTGAAAAATACCCCGTATTAGTTTGAACTCCTTGATTATAAAAATCTGAATCAATTTGATTTCTTATCTGTTTTTGTTTCGCCAACTCATCATTATATATTCTTTTATAATAATTAGAATCTGTTTTTTTAGTACTTTTCTTATTATCCGAAATAGGGAGATCGTTTGATGTTATTTTCCCATTATTTACAGAGAAAAGATTTTTACTCATTCAAAACACCTCCTTTTACCAACTTACGCCAACATAAGCTCTCAAATTTCCATCCCAATACCATGCTCTAGTTTTTCCATCACCATTTGTCAACCAAATATTTTGTTCTTTTCCATTAACAGTGCATGTATAACCAGATTTTGTAAGTTTGCCATAGCCAAGTATTCCTTTTGGCTGATAGCCATTACTGTATGTTCCATATTTCTTAGCAGATGCTGTTGTATTACTTTCTGACATACATATTGGTGTTTTTGTCCAGCCTTCGCTATTAGCTATACTAGCATATGAACCACCATTAGCAGAAGAATTGCTTCCAGAGCCTCCGTTGCCACTATTGTCGGTAAGTTCTGAGCCACCATTGCCAGCTCCACTACCATCAGTTAGAGAATAACCGCCAGAACCACCGCTGCCACTTCCACTGCCTCCACTGCTATAACTATTATTTATACTAGTCCATTTCTGTGCATTTGCTATAGCATCTTGTTGCTTTTCGTGTTCGAATCGAGCTTGCTGTAAAGCATATTCTTTTTCCCACTGTTGCTGTGCAAGTCTTGCTTGTTCTTCTTTGTATGCTTGCTGCTCATTATATTGTCTTGCAGCTTCTGCTTGTTGATTTTCATAATTGATTTGAGCCTCAACATCTTTATAGCGATCATAGTAATTATTATTAATGTTATATTGCCAATTAAGTTTATTTTGAGTTTGTGCATCTTTATAATTAAATCCCTCTAATGCTATATCTAACTTTTGCTTTAGTGCTGCTAAAGCATTTTCTGCTAGTGTGGCATTATTTTGAAGTGTCGCCTCTTTTATAGCATTATCAAACTCCAATTTAATATCATTTAAGCTTTCTCTTGCTCTTGCTAATCTGTTTTGATAAGCATTATACATGTCTACTTTTGAACTCTCTGCATAACCGCTATTAGATAATCCATTTGCTACTACATTTTCTCTAGATACTCCATACCTATCAACTTCTTTTTGATAATCAGCATAACTTGCCCTTGCTTCTTTTTGATAATCTTTCTCCGCTTTTTCTTTTTGCTGATTATATAATTCTATTTGATGATTCAAATTATCCCTTGCTATTTGCTCTTGGGTTGCTTGCCAATTATTAACATAATCTTGTTGCTGTTGAGTAAACTGATTTCTTTCATTAATTAAGTTATCATAAACTTGGTTATATTGGTCTAATTGGCTTTGTCTTTCATTTTCTACATTAGTAAATCTTTCATCATCATAATTAACTGTAAAATTTGCCATTTCTTCACCTTCCTATCGCTTTACATAACCGCCCACAAAACTTTCAAGAGTATATGAGTTTAATCCAAATGGAACAGTTGAACTAAATTTCATCTGTAGCCTCTTCCATTTTTTCTTTTTAATTCTATAAACTATATAACCCTTAACATTTTGATAGGTTCCTATATCTGCAAACTCTTTATTATCTATCTTTACTGAAACTTTAACAGAAGTTCCGAAAACTTCTGCTGTTCCACCTCTTTTATTAGTAGTTTTTTGATATTCTGGATATTTAAAATCATCGTGTTTAGTTGTCCAATATGAATTTATTTCTCCAGTTGTTTTTGTTAAACTATAAACTTTACCATCACCGCACAAATAAAGAACCCCATTTTTTACTGAAGCACAAGTAATATTTTTTGGCAGTTGCCAGTAATACCATTCATATTCAACATATACATCTCTATATCTTTGCCTACTATCTGCTAGATATACTTTATTATCTATTATTACAAGTAAATAGCCTTCCCATTCTTCTAGAAGCATTTTCTTATAATTCGTTTCTTTTAAAAGTAATCCATCTACCATGCTAGACCTATGTGAAAGCACTTGTTCGGTTGTTATATCACCGCTTATTGCTTCCATTCCTCTATCTGAAAAGAAAACAATATCATCATTAAAATTAATACCGGTAGCTACACAGCCTGTACTTATACTAGAATGTGTACTTGGATATATTTTGCCATAAGTACTATCTATTACAGGATTATGATAGAATACTGTAGTATTAGCCTGTGATGGAGCTTTAAATACCCACAAAGCATTATTTCCGGGCACTAGTGCTTTTACTGGTGCCAAATCAGTACCTTCATTATAATAATCCAAATCGGATACATATCTTGGATCTTCGACAGAACTATGAAAAACAGCATTTGGATAATCTTGATTTCCGCTAAAGAAAACACGATTATCAAACACCGTAAGCAATGTACATTTATTAATTCTATCTCTATATCCTTGCACAGTTTTACTAAATAGTATTTCTACATTGTGTTGTCCATCTGTTAATGGTGCTGGTGGTGCCACATTAAATGTTAATGTTCCTTTTACTGCGTTGACTGAAAAGTCCACTCCTTGAACCTTAGTTACACCATCTATTACAGCGGTAACCGTATAATCACTATCTATGTTTTCTGTATCTAATTGAAATACAGTTGTTTCTCCATCACCAATTCTTAAATTCTTTCTTAATGGTGTTAATAAGTTTACATCTTGGTAAGTCATTCCACTGCCTTCTGCATCACCTATGCTTGTTGTTGGCACTGTTCCAACCACCTCATGAATAGTCGTTCCATTATATTCTAGATAATTTAAACCATCTTTAATATAAAAGATGTTATCAAAGATAAATGCTTGGCTATTAACTAGATTCATGCCAGTAAATATTACTGTGCTTCCATCATAAAGTTTTGTTCCACAGTGTACTATTCTATGTGTGGTATTTCCCACATCATAAAAAAAGAGACCAAATATGGTATTATCGTATGTGTCTACTAATTCCATATCAGGTCTTGTCTCTATACCAGCTTTATTATTCTTATAATTTTTCCACATATTTAAACTATCTGGACTTCTAGCTAAGTTTGTATCAGTATTACTAAAATCAACTCCAGCAAAGCTATCTACCTTTCTAGTAACAAGATTACCACTTGGAACACCTCTCGCACTACTATATGAACTCATCTACATCACCACCATCAATGTATAAGCTTCCAGTATGATATCTTGGATCAAGTCTCTGTAACATTTGCTCGTATCTATTAGAATATATTTGGCCATATTGAGCTGATATATCTGATTTCAATAAGTCGCCAGCCACTCCATAAGGCATAATCCCTAATACATCATTTGATAATTCAAACTTATATGTATCTTCATCAGTACTACTTGTTATCTGTTTAGGATATTTAAAGTAAAATATAGAAGCAGTACCATCTTCATTGAATATGATTGTATCTCCTATAATATCGTTTTTAACACCTCTTACAATATTTAATTGGAACATATTCTTATCTATGTCAGAAAAATCAACTTCATCTCCAGCCGACACTTCCATCTCATCTCTTACAGGTATTTTCTTTATTCTGGCAAGTTCATTTTGTATAAGATTAATAACTTCATTTATTTTAGCAGCTATATCAGGATCATCTGTTAGATATTCGCTTTCTGGATTTATTTCTTCGATTAATTTTAAAACTTCGGTTTTCATTTCTTTTAGTGTCATTTTTACACCTCCCATTATGGATTAATATCGGTATTATCTTTGTATATTTCTTTTACCTGCTTTATTTCCTCTTCCAAGTCTTTTAGTTTATATACTGGAACATTAGGTATTATATACCCTTCTTGTTCTGACCATAGAAGAATAACACCTTCTGGTAGTTCTTGAACTAATTTACTTTCTTCAGTACTCTTAACTCCACTATATTCACTAGTTTTTTTTATTTCTGTTGTTAGCACCAAATCCTTTAGAGTTTGATGCACTTCACCATTATCTGTTTTTTCATCAAAACTAGTTTCTTTTGTAATTGTTCTACCGTAATATTGTTTTAAACTTGGTTTGATTGTAAATAACTCGTTATTCATTATATTCCTCCTGTTAGTCGCAGGAAGTGGAGTTGCACCACTTCTATACTGTTCCCACGATAAAAGGGGCTTGTATGCCCCTATATTCCCAATTCAATTAGTCAACTACATAGCAGTTTTCATTACATAGATTTCTTTTGGTCTTACGATTTTAGCACCGAATACATATAAACCTTTTACTGCATCTGTGAAAGCATCTTCAGGTCTATAGTGTTCTACCTTTTCAATTTGCTCTGCGAAAGCAATTGCCTTACTTGTTCTAAGAACATTATAGTAAACATTATCAGTTGAACCTGAACCAGTTATACCTGTAGGTAAGCAGTTTTCAATACATACATAAGCATTATTGATTTTACCAACAGCACCTTTCTTAAGAATTTCAGGGTTATTAGTAGAAAGCTCTGTTAAGCTTTGTCTATAAATAGTAAATACTTTTGGAGCAAGTTCTAAGTAGAACATATCAGAAACTTTACAATCATTGCCATATAATGTTGCAAATCCATCTTCTACACTTGACATAGCATTTGCAGTTGTTAATGTAATTACACTTGCACTTTGTGGAAGTGGTGCAGTTCCATCTTCAACTCCTGCTTCAATTATAGAAGCTACATATTTATCTCCCTCTAGAGCTAATCCTTTTCCTGCTTCATCAGTTAATGCTTCCATTAATCCTGGAACTGATTGTGCTTTAACAATATCTTCAACTTCGAAATTAAAGTATCTGTATTGGTTAAGTTGTAATAGTTGAGAACTATCACTAGCACTTTCTCTTGTTAAAGCTGTACCTGGAACATAAGTTCTGATAGTAGGTCTATTTACTGATAATATTTTTACTTCTTTCGCATTTTTTGAATCTTTTTCGTATTGAAAATCGCAGTGATTTCTTAATGAAGTGATTTTTTCAAGACTTCTTAAGATTGATTTTGACCAAATTGTTTGTTGGAAATTTGTTACTGTATTTGCTACAGCCATTTTAATCCTTCCTTTCTTTTAGGAAGTATTCTATTGTCCTGTCATTGACCTTCTTACTGCTGCCCAAACTTGTGGATCATTTAAATCATCATCAGATAATGCCGCAATTTCTTCTTCAGTATAGTGGTCTTTTACCTTGCTTGGCTGACCATTTTTCATACTTCCCAATTTTTCAACCTGTTTTTTAGGTTTCAATTGTGTATAGTATTCATACACTTTTTTAATTGGAGTTTTATAATCGAACTGACTAGCAAATGATTTAAATTCATCATCTTTTAGTAAATCCTCTTTTACTCCTATTTGAGCTAATTCCTTAACTTGTTTTTGTCTAGTTAGCTCTGCTGCAAGAGTAGTAAACATAACTTTCTCTCTTGGAGACATTTTGTCATTTCCAATATCAGCAAGTCTATTAGCTTCTTCTTGCATCTCCTCAAAACCTAGTGAGATTACTTTTTTAGCATCTAGTTCCCCTAGAGCTCTTTCATCTTCTTCAGAATGACTAGGCTTCTTATATGCTGGTATATTAATTCCTTGTTCCTCATAAAATTCCCTCATCTTTTTATTTGATTCGGCAATATCCTTAGTACCAAGACCAGCACTTAATATACTTTCAGTTTCTTCGTATTTAGAAAGCCTCTCATTATAAGCCTTTTCAAGCTTTCTCTTTTCTCTTTCTATCTTAGCTGGTAGAATATCGTTTACTCTATCATTTACTAATTTATCGATTTCTTCATCAGTATATTGTTTAACTTCTTTTTTTTCTTCACTAGAAGCGGTATCAGTTAATTCTATACCTTCCCCAAATTCTTCTACTGTTTGAGCACCAGTGTTTTCAGTTGATTCATCAACAGGTTCTGTTTGAACTAATTCTTCTTCGTTCATTATTTCCTCCTATTTTTGCAAGTGTTTGACTTCACTTTCCATATTCTTTTAGAGTCTTTCAATGCTTGGACTATTAAAAAGCACTGCTATACTTGCAATGCTTGATTAATCATATTACTTCCCATTTGCCCTATACCAGCAATATCTGCTTGACTTCCTAAATATCTATTGGCTCTCATTTGTAATTCCTGAGCTTCTGTTTGCACTTCAGCTATTCTGCTTTGTATTTCTTTCATCTTCTTTATGCCTTCTTGAAGTTTCTGCTTAGGCATTGAACTATCATCATCTAATAAGTCAGTATATACTTCCAACTCGCTTAATCTTTGTTGGCTAAAATATCCAGCCTTTAACATATTTTCAAGTGATAATTCTTGAGCATATTTATCGAATGGGCTCTTCGGTGTAACATCTACTTTAAC